TGTAGAGGCATTAATTTAAACTTGACCAATACATCTAAAACATTAAAGGAGAGAGTATGGCAACAGTAAGTGGAAATTTAGGTGTAGTAAAAATAGGTGGCAACCAAGTCGCTGAGATTAAATCTTTTGATATTACTGAAACAGATAATATCATTGAAGATACTGGCATGGGTGATAGCTTTAAATCTTTTGTCTCAGGAATTAGAGAGGCAACAGGAACTATAACTTGTCATTTTGATAGAACAGATACAAATGGACAAGAAGCTATGTTAGTTGGAGCAAATGTTACATTAGATTTATTTCCAGAAGGTGGACAATCTGGTGAAAGACAAATACAGGCATCTGTATTGATAACATCAGTTGGTGTTTCTCAAACTATAAATGAAATAGTAGAAAGATCTTTTGGTTTTCAAGCAACTGGTGGTGTTACACATTCAACTGTCTAATATTAATTTATGTCAGTAATTGATAAAGCTATTCAACATTTTAGTTTACAAGATTCAAAAACAATTCATGTTCCAGAATGGAATACTGCATTTGTTGTAAAACCTTTAAATCTTGATGAGCAAAGAAGATTATGGGAAAAATCTAAAGTAAATGAGATTGAGGCATTAGTAGATCTTATAGTTATGAAATGCGAAACCGAAGATGGTAACAAAGCATTCAAACTAGAAGATAGAAAAAAACTACTTACAGAATGTGATCCTGTTGTTATTTCAAAACTAGCCAAGCAAATAACAGGAGACACATCTATAGCCGAGGAAAAAAAAACTTAAAAAAAGACCAGAATCTATTTAACGAATATCAACTAGCAGAATTACTACATAAATCAGTTTATGAAATAAAATTGATGTCAGTAAAAGAATATAATGGATGGATAGCCTATTTTAATATAAAAGATGAAAGGGATAGGTTGAAAAAACATGGCAAGTAAAGGTTTAAAATTTACAATATCAGCAGTTGATAGAACTAAAGCTATATTTAAAGGAGTTGGTAAATCAGTAAAAGGTTTATCAAGTGCTGTATTTAGTTTGAAGGGAGCTCTAGTAGGACTTGGTGGAGCTGTAATTATTAGATCTATTGCTAGAACTAATGCACAATTTGAAGATTTAAGATCTGGTCTTGCCTCAGTATTTGGATCTGTAGAAGAAGGAAATAAAAGATTTAGAGAAATTTCTGATTTTGCAACTAGAACTCAGTTTAGTGTTGAAGATCTAACAAAAGCATTTATTACTTTAAAAGGTGCTGGAATAGAACCTACAGAAAAATTACTTACAACATTTACAGATACATCTGCATCAGCAGTTGATGGCTTAGGTGTATTTGAGGCATTAACAAGAGTTATTGCTAGATCAGTTGGTGGTGGTTTAGGATTAGAAGAATTAAATCAGATTTTTGATAGAGGTATTCCTGTATTTACAATTTTAAATGAACAATTAGGAATTACTCGTTTAGAAGTTTCTGAATTAGGTAAAACAGCAGAAGGTTCTGAAAAAATTATCAGTGCTCTAATTACAGGATTAGATCAAAGATTTGGTGGTGCTACACAAAAAAGATTAAGTAACTTAAATGTTGCATTTTCAAACTTTGGAATTGCATTAAGAAATTTTCAAGACATCATTGGAGAATCAGGTTTTGGACAATCATTAAAAAATGTTACAAACACTTTAACAGATGCAGTATCAGATAGTGATGGTTTAGCTAAAGCAATTGGCAGAGTTTTGGCTGGTGTATTTAATAAAATAGACGAGGCTCTAAAATCATTTAGAGAAACTGGATTAGAAAATTTAAAACAATTTTTTATAAAAGCTACATTATTAACAGAGGCTTTTGTTAATAATTTTAAAGGTGGATTAGAATCTGTTGCTAATGCTTTTATTGATATAAGAAATGCTTTAGTATTTTTTAAAGAAGATCTAGCTCCAATATCAATTGCTAAATCTGATTTTTCTGCTTTAGTAGAATTTATAAAACAAATTGGATTTGAGTCAGAAAAAACAGGAGCTATATTTGTTGATAGATTTGCAAAAAATTTAAACAAAGGCTTAAATCAAAATAATGAAAAATTTAAAGAATTAACATCCAGATTAAAAAGATTACAAGATGCAAGTAAAGAATTTGGAACTACTATTGCTACTGGTTTTGAGGATGCAGTATTTGAGGCAAAAAAATTATCAGATGCTATAAGACAGATTGGTCAAGATATTATTAGATTAACATTCAGAAAAGCGATTACAGATCCATTGGCTGAGACTTTAGGTGGAGCTATAAAAACTGGAATTGGATCAATTATTGGTGGAGTAACTGGTAAAGCTGGAGGTGGATCAGTTCAAGCTGGAAAACCATATTTAATTGGAGAGAGAGGAATGGAGGTAATGATTCCAGGGAGATCTGGAACAATAATTCCAAATAATGCTCTTGGTGGATCTGTTACTGTAAATCAAACTTTAAATATAATGCCATCAGTTAATGATTCTGTAAGAGCTGAAATATTTAATGCTTTACCATTAATTAGAGAACAATCTGTCCAGGCAGTTATTGAGGCAAGATCAAGAGGTGGTATAATGACAAAAGCAATGGGATTAAAATAATGACAACTTTAACTATACCAAAACAAACTGATTTTAGATCTTCCTCTTTTGGCTTAGAAGAAAATACTGAAACTTTTGTTTCGCCAATATCTAATTCAATTCAAACATTAGCCAGAACTGGTGGCAGATGGTATTTGAATATAACTTACTCACCATTAAAAAGAGCTGATGCTCAAGTAGTCATAGCTTTTTTAACTAAGCTAAGAGGTCAAGTTAATTCATTAAATGGTTTTGATCCAAATGCTACATCTCCATTAGGAACAATTGCTGGATCAACATTATTAGTTAATGGTGCAAGTCAAACAGGAAATAGTTTAATATGTGATGGAGCCCAGGCATCAACTACAGTTTTAAAAGCTGGAGATTATTTTGAAGTAAACTCTGAATTAAAAATGGTTACTGATGATGCAACATCTGATGGTGCTGGAGCTGTTACTATTAATTTTTCACCAAGTTTAAGATCTTCTCCATCTGATGATGCAAGTATCACCACATCTAATCCAAAATGTGAAATGAAATTAGTTGATGATAATGTTACCTGGGGTCAAAGTATAGGTGATGTTTATAGCATTTCATTTTCTGCTATAGAGGTATTCTAAATGAGCAAAACTTTAGTTACAGCCAACTCTAATGTGTTGGATGATTCTGTTATCATTCCAGTTCATTTTATTAAAATAGAATATACATCTGGAACTTTATATTTAAACACATCTGATAGAGATATTGTTTTTGATAGCAATACTTATGTAGGTGGATCTGGAATAGCTAATATATCATCTATTGAGGAATCCCAGGAGCTTCAGGCGAGTGGGATTCAATTAACAGTTTCTGGAGTTTCAAGTTCAAATGTATCAATAGCTTTGACAGAAAATTTTAAAAATAAAGATGCAACATTATTTTTAGGTTTTTTAAATACTGCTAATTATACATTACATGCAGATCCATTTATTATTTTTAAAGGCAAAGTAGATACACAAAATGTTCAAATAGATGGAGAAACAGCAACTATAGTTATTGAAATAGAAAATAGATTGATTGATTGGGAGAGACAAAGAATAAGCAGATATACAAACAATGATCAATTACAAAAATTTAGTGGTGATGTTGGATTAGAGTTTATTCAGCAATTAGTAGAAAAAGAATTATTTTGGGGAGTTGAAAATTAATGGGTTTTTTTAGTGGTATAGCATCTGTAATAACTGGAGCAGTAAAATCTGTTGCTAAAACAGTTGCAGTAAATACAGCTAAAAGAGGTGGTATAAAAGGATTATTTACAACGGGATTAAAGCAATTTGCTGTTTCATTTATAGCAACTGCTATATTTTCTTTTGCTTATAAAAAACTTGCTGGAAAACCAAAAGAACCATCATTAGGTGGATTTGATTCGGAAGTAGTCAATAGATCTACATTAATAAGATCTCCAATATCAGCAAGACAATTAGTTTATGGTGAAGTAAAAAAATCAGGAACTTTATTATATGCTAGTACAACATCAACAACATCAACATCTGATAATAAATTTTTACATTTAGTTATTGGTCTAGCTAGTCATGAATTGCAATCTATTGATAAAGTTTTTTTCAATGATGTTGCAATTACTCTTAGCTCCGATATTGATGGTTCTGGAAATGTAAACACTGGAACTTACAATGGCAAAGCTAGAATCAAGACCAAACTCGGAACTGCTGATCAAACAGCAGATTCCGATTTGGTTTCTGAAGATAGTAATATTACAGCGAATCACAGATTTAGAAGAATAGCTTATATTTATGTAAGACTAGAATTTGATGCAGATATATATCCAAATGGCATTCCAAATATATCAGCCTTAGTTAAAGGTAAAAAATTATTAGACTTTAGAACATCAAATACAGCATATTCTACAAATCCAGCTTTAGTTGTTTTTGATTATTTAACATCATCTGATGGAATGGGAGCTAGTGCATCAGAAATAGACACAACATCATTTACAAGCTCTGCAAATGATTGTGAAGATTCTATAACATTAAAAGACTCATCAACACAAAATAGATACGAATGTCATGGTGTAGTTTCATTAGATAAAAAACCAATTGAAATCATTGAAGATATTTTATCAAGCTGTGTTGGAACTTTGACTTATGAACAGGGTAAATTTGTTTTAAAAGTTGGTAAAGCTAGATCTTCAGTTAAATCAATAACAGAGGATGATTTAGCTGGTGAAATATCTGTTAGAGCAAAACCAAAAAGACAAGATATTTATAACCAGGTCAAAGGAGTTTTTGCAGATGAAGATAATAATTATGTAGCAACTGATTTTCCAGTACAAGAAAATACTACATTTCAAACAAATGATGGTGAGACTATATCAAGTGAGATACAATTGAATTATACAACTAATATAGCAATGGCTGAGAGAATAGCTTTGATATTGTTAAATCAATCAAGACAAATGATTTCTGTTAATATGATATGTAAACCAACATTGATTAATTTATCTGTTGGAGATGTGGTTACACTTACAATAAGTAAATTAGGATTTTCGTCTAAAGAATTTTTAATAACTTCATATACATTAAATGAAAATTTGACAGTGAGCTTAACTCTCCAGGAGTATAGCTCAACTGTTTATGATTACAATAGTGCATCAAACCAAACAACTATTACATCATCTAATAATATAAATTTACCATCAGCATTTACAGTACAAGCTCCAACAACTTTAGTATTAAATGATCAATTAAGAATATCTAATGAAGGAATTTTAGTTAATGTTCTTACTGTATCTGCAACTGAAAGTGATAATGCTTTTGTTGGCAGATATGAATGTCAATTTAAGAAATCAACAGATTCTACATTTATTGACATAGGTATAGGAACTCAGCCATCATTTGAAATAGTTGGAGTGCAACAAGGTATAACTTATGATGTAAGAATTAGAGCAATATCTAGTATTGGAGTAAAAAGTTCTTTTTTATCTGGACAACATTCTGTAATTGGTGAATCAGATCCTCCCAGTGATGTGACAGGATTTGCATGTAATATTCTTGGACAAGAGGCTCATTTATCCTGGACAGCAGTTCCAGATTTAGATTTAGCATTTTATCAAATTAGATTTTCAGAAAAAACTGATGGCACTGCTGATTGGCAAGACTCAGTTAATTTAGTTACGAAACTTTCAAGACCAGGAACATCAGTTGTAGTACCAAGTAGAGCTGGAACCTATCTTATAAAAAGTGTTGATAAAAGTAATAACTTTAGCTCAAATGCTACAGCTATAATTTCTAATGTTGCAAGTGTTACAAATTTTAATGCAATTGCAACACAATCCGAACATCCAAATTTTTTAGGAACATTAACAAATACTGTAGTTACAGATAATTCAATCATATTAGATTCTTCAGAATTATTTGATTCAGCTAGTGGATTATTTGATTCTGAAACAACTAGATTTTTTGATTCTGGTGTAGCTAATGCAGATTTTTTCGCAAGTGGTAATTACCAATTTCAAGATGTTATTGATATTGGAGCTAAACATACAGTTAGAATTACTGCATCATTAAGTCAAACATCAGATAATCCAGATGATCTTTTTGATAACAGATCAGGATTATTCGATTCTGCTACATCAAATTTTGATGGTGATACACCAGCCAATTGTGATGCACATTTAGAAATAGCAACTTCAGATGATAATTCAACTTTTACATCATTTCAAAACTTTGTTATTGGTAATTACACTGCAAGATTTTTTAAATTTAGAGTAGTTTTAACTTCATCTGATCTAGCCTCAACTCCAGTTGTTTCGGCAGTTACTGTAACCTTAGATATGGAAGATAGAATTTTTAGTGAAGATAATTTAACAAGTGGTGTTGGAACTATTACAGTTGCATTTCCAAGTCAATTTAAAAGTACAAGTTATGCACTAGGAGTTACAATGGAAAATGCAAATTCTGGAGATTTTTTCCAGATTAGCAACAAAACAGTAAGTGGCTTTGACTTAATTTTTAAAAATTCAAGTGGCACAAATATATCAAGGCAATTTGATTATATAGCGAAGGGATTTTGAACTTGACCAAATGAAGTTTTCAAATACATAAATAAATATGGCACAACATGATTTTAATATAGCGAATGCGAGTTTTCCAGCAGTAAGATCTGATATTAATGATGTGCTTACTGCAATCAATACATCACAGTTAGGTACATCTGCTCCATCATCAGCAGTACAGGGAACATTATGGATAGACTCTGGAACATCAGGAGTTTTAAAATTAAAATTAAATGATGGTACAGATAACATAGAATTGTTACAAGTTAATATATCAACAAATGCTGTCTCCAGTAATATGTCAGTTACAGGAACAATAGCAGAAACAGATCCTAATGCTTTGCCATTAGCAATAGCTTTAGGATAAGGAGAAACAGATGGCAAATACTTTTAAGGTAAAAACAAATGGCGCAATGCCGACAAGTTCTGGAACTCCACTTACTCTTTACACAGTTCCAGCATCTACAACAACAGTAGTTATTGGATTAACACTTTGCAATGTTCACACAACATCTGTTACAGCAAGTGTAAAAATAGAATCAGATACTTCAGACACAGAAACAAATGAAACAGTATTCGTAACAAAAGATGTCAGTATTCCTGCTGGGTCATCTTTAGAACTTTTAACTGGTGGTAAAGTTGTTCTTCAAACAACTGATATATTAAAAATAGATTGTTCAGTATCAGCTAAGATAGACGCAACATTATCAATATTAGAAATTACATAGGAGTAATAAATGGCTTATATTGGCAAGACTCCCACACCAGCACCTTTAACAAGTTCTGATATTGCATCAGACATAATTAATTCTACACACATTGGCGATACTGCTATTTCAGGTTTTGATGCTTTAGCAACTGCACCAGCAAGTACAGATGAATTTTTAATTAGTGATGCTGGAGTTTTAAAAAGATTAGATGCAAGTTTAGTTGGTGGTGGTGGTGTTTTACAAGTTAAATCAACTACTAAAACAGCAACACAACTAATCGCTTCAAGCTCTTTTACTGCAATTAGTAGTTTTACAGTTTCAGTTACACCATCTTCATCTTCAAACAAAATACTTTTATTTGGGTCAGTTTCTTATGGCGGACAAAATAACCTTTATGGAATGGGTGCATTATATAGACAAATAGCTTCAGGTGGTTATTCTATTTTAACTGGCGCTATTGGTAATGCTGATTCAAGTGCCACAAGATGTACTATACCTTTACAACTTTTTTCTTCTGGTGATCCAGATTGGAAAGTTTTAGTTTCAAGTTTTAATTTTCTTGATGCACCTAATACAACAAGTCAAGTTGATTACCAAATTTATTGTAGAGCAAATAGTGGTGGAAGTATTTATATAAACGAAGAAGAAAGTTCAAGTGATGGTGATTATGATGCAAGACCAATAACATCAATTACAGCTTTAGAAATTGATAGTGGGGTACTATAATGAATTATGCACAAGCAATAAAATCAATTAATCCTAATGCAGAATTTACAATAGATAATAATGATTTAGATAATATAGTCTGGTTAAATGATACAACACCTATATCAAAAGAAGATATTATATCTAAAGCAAACGAAATATCTTACATTACAAAAAGACAAAAAGAATATCCATTAATATTAGATCAACTAGACGACATATATCACAATGGCATAGATGGTTGGAAAGAAACAATAAAAGCAGTAAAGGATAAATACCCAAAAGGATAATTTATGGCATATATAGGAAAAGAACCAATAGTAGGAAATTTTCAAGTTTGTGATGCAATAAGTGTAGTTAATGGACAAGCATCTTACACAATGCAAGTATCATCAACTAATGTAGTTCCTGAGTCTGC